TGGGCAGATTTTTGAGCAGCAGAAAAGCGCGTTATCTCATTAGGGCCGGAGGATATATATTATTGGTGATCTACGGTACAACCTCAGTACTTGCGGTTGCCTTTATTATTACCATGACTGGAGGAAACACCGGATCATAAATCCGTTTAAAACGATATGGGAGAAAAACGACTCAACGCCCTGCGCGGAGCGACCAGATGCACCAATGATAAAGACGATATACAGAAACAGACCGTCGCACTGTACGATGAATTGTTGGCAAGAAACAGCCTGACTGAAGACGATCTTGTATCAGTCATTTTTTCCGTAACCCGGGATCTGGATGCCAAAAATCCCGCTTCCGCTCTCCGCAGCGAAGGAAGGGCCATGGAAGCCGCTCTTTTTGTCACCCAGGAAGCCTATTTTCCCGGCGGCCTTGAGCGGGTTATACGCCTGCTTGTCCACTGTTACCTGGAACCTTCCCGTAAACCTATCCATGTTTACCGCAACGGCGCCGAAGTGTTGCGGCCTGACAGGGCAAAATGACAGGTTGACACAAGATAGCAGGGCCGGCACAAGATAACGCGGTAACGCAAGATAACAGAGTGACTTGACTATTTTGACAGTCTATGTTAAAAATTACTTCGTTGATTTTTTAAGCTCGATTGTTTGATGTGGCGTATAATTAGGCCGTCTTAGCTCAGCTGGTAGAGCACTTGACTTGTAATCATGAGGTCTCCCGTTCGATTCGGGAAGACGGCTCTAAGGCGGATGTTTGAAATAAGAAAGCTCGCCTTGTTTTTAGTGTTTTTGTGCAGGTTGTACCTCAAGCAGGTACGTGGATTAAAGGAAACGGGGAGTTTCCAGAGTGGTCAAATGGGGCAGACTGTAAATCTGTTGGCTCAGCCTTCGTAGGTTCGAATCCTTCACTCCCCAATCGCCCCGTAATTCTTTATGTTATAAGGAATTACGGGGATTTTTCTTCCTTTACCAAAGGTGAAATAAATACTATCTTATCTGACTGGCATATAAACTGGCACATAACCGGTTGCCATGCTGGTTTCTTGAGGGGTGTTTATGAACGCCTATCCATTTTCCCTTTTCAAAAGAGCGGACCGCTCTTGTTATTCGGTTTCCTTTAAAGACGCAAATGGAAAATACTTGCGCCCGGTTTCAACGGGGATGAAAAACGAGGATGAAGCTGTACAGGCTGCTTTCAAAATGATGCGTGACGGTATTACGCTTAACCAGAAGGTAGTAACGATTCAGGATTTATCTTTCAAGGACATGGTGAAAAAAATAAAATCCGGGGATGAGGCCGAAGCAATTCTTGACGAATTAAAGCGGCTTGGCTGGGTTAAGGGATTCATTGTAAAAGAGACTAAAGCAGCCGAGGATTTTATTTCGTTTATGAAAACCTTTTGGAATTGGGACACTTCGCCGTACATCAAAGAAAAATTACGGAAAAACCACGGCATACACAAGCGACACTGTAAAATGCAAAGCCAGGCTATAACTATGCATTGGGAGCCGTTTTTCAAAGGCCGAGCCCTGGGAGAGATAACAGCATTGGAGATTGACGGTTTTATTGACCACATGGGGGAAAAAGATTTATCAGCAGGTCGTAAAAACTGTATTATTTATGCAGGATATAAACCGCTCCGGTGGGCTTTCTCCAAGGGTAAAATAGAGATTGACCCAACAAGGGGACATATACTTTTCTCCGGTGATGAAACAAAGCGGAATATCCTAACCCCAAGCGCGGCGGCGGCGGCCTTCCGTGTAGAGTGGAAAAATGAACGGGCCATGCTGGGCAATATGCTGTCTTCAGTTACCGGTATGAGATGCGGAGAAATACAGGGGTTACGGTTTCAGGACTTGGGGCCGGACTGCCTGTATGTGTCCAGCTCATGGAACAAAGAAGATGATTTGAAAACCACAAAGAATAATGAGAAAAGGACTGTAGAGGTAAATTTTCCCTGGCTAATGTATATGCTTTTTGAACTGGCCAAAAAGAACCCCTGGGGGGTTTCGCCTGAAGGTTATGTCTTCTGGTCTGAATTGAAAAGTGATATACCAATGCATGGGACTGTTTTTCTTGACAATCTACGAAAGGCGCTCGTTAAGATTGGCTACACAGAAGAACAAGCTGCGGGGTATATGTTTCACGGCTGGCGACACTTCTACACTTCCTATATGGCCAGGAAACTTGAAAAGAAGCTGGTGATGTCACAAACAGGGCATAAGACCGATGACATGTATAACCTCTACAGTGACCATGAAACTGTTGGGGATAGGGAGCTTATTCAGACTACACAGCGCGAAACATTTGCAGGGCTGTTGCCGGAACTTACAGCTTGCCAAAGGGGGGAAATCTCCAGTACAAGAGTTTTGTTGCTGGAAGATAAAGGAAATCCCAAGACAGCGGCGGCATAGTAGAAATAATACAAATTGATTTTATAGTCTGATTGAATGCCCTCGGATTGCCGGGGGCTTTTTACTTTATATCGCCACTTTGCGGAAAACTCGTATTTAAGAATGAACCGGGAAAGCGTATGTTTGAAATATACAAGAGCGATAAGTGCTTCTTGAAAATTTGATATACCGGAGGCGTATGTGGCTGCTAACCCTGATATTTTGAGCCGGAAAGAGACTGCATTCTTTTTGGGTATCTGCCGGACAACCCTTGACCGCCTGGATATTCCACGGACAAGAATAGGGCGAAGGGTGTTTTTTAAACGGGAGGTACTGACCAAGTGGATTGATGATCATACCGGAAAGGAAAAGCGGGGGAAAGTATGAACCAGTCCAAAGCTGAAATGATGGTTACCCGGCTTTTGACTAACGCGGCAGGGGTGAAGTATGGAACTGTATCAGTGTCGGCTAAACTACATGAAGGGCGAATAGTTGAGGTGGCCTACTCCACCACGGAAAACAACAGGGAGAAAGAAACCCAAAAGAAAGAGGGCGAATAGCCTATCCTGAATGATTGTTATACCAGGGCTTCCGAATTATCGGGAGCCTTTTTTTATGCCTGAAACCTGAAGCCTCTGAAATTTGCGGAAAACTCGTATTTAACTCTGAACCGGTAGGCCGTATTTTTTAAATATAAAGCGGTGTGATTTACCGCCTTATATCTACAGGAAACCGGGGGCTGGGCATGGAAATCTATTTGACCATCGAAGAGCTTGCGAAATATTTCAAACTGACTGAACAGACGATTAGGCGCTGGATGCGTAACAAAGAGATTCCCTATCACAAAATCAAAAGAGTAATCCGGTTCCGAATTTCTGAAATAGAGAAATGGATTGATGAAGGCGGGAATGTTTCGACCCTTGATGATAACGAAAACATTGAAGGTGATTTGTTCAGGGACGCTATCTCCCTCGATGAGTTGGCGGCGGAGGAATTGGCCAATGAGGAACCGGAGGACGGCGAATGAAACTTCGTTTCATTTTCGATTTCAATGTGCGGCCATACGGCCACACGGAGTAGAGGTAAGAATGACGGAAATTGAAAAAACCATTGATGAAGCAAGAGCCGACATGCTGCCCTTCGAGAGCTGGGAACGGCTTATCGGAGAGAGTTCGTCTGCTTTCGCCGCTTTCTGTTCATTCCGGGACTACGGGCCTGAACGGAATATCCGCAAGGCTGTTGACAGCGTTGAGAAAGATGGGGCTGTCCGGGCCAAGCGGTACCGGGTGTGGCGTAACTGGTCTACCCAATTCCGCTGGCGGGAAAGGGCTGCTGACTATGACCGCTATACGGAAAAACTGAAACAGGCCGAATTCCGGAAAACCATTGAAGCCCAGGGCGAGCAGCACAGGAGAGTTACCGGAAAAATGCTGTCGGTTGTAAGCAAGAAACTTGATTTGATGGACCCGGCGGAACTGACGCAGGGTAATGTAACCGAATGGGTAGAGACGGCTATCAGGGCGGAGCATGAGGCGGCGGGGCTTGCTACAACAAGCGGCAAGCCGGAACAGAAACAGGGGGAGCTGACATTTACCCCTGAATTTGACGGGCTATAGGCGGGATTGATGGGAACCACGGTAGTTTTCAGGCCAACGAACATACAGAAAAAAGCCCTTGCCTTATTGAAAAGCGGGGCAAAGCATATTCTGCTCTTTGGCGGTTCACGTTCAGGGAAAACTACCGTGCTGGTGATGGCCCTCATATACCGGGCTATAAGGTTCGCCGGTTCCAGGCACCTGATTTGCCGCTTCCGGGCCAAGGATGCCCGGTCATCGGTACTGCGGGAAACCCTATTACCCTGGCTCGACAATACGATTGGGAAGAACGGCTATACCTACCTGTCCCATGAAAGCATGGTGACGCTTTTCAACGGCTCTGAAATCTGGATAGGCGGCCTCGGTGACCGTGAACAGGCGGACAAGATACTTGGACACGAGTACAACACGATCTACTTCAACGAGATTAGCCAGATTTCCTATGCCGCCATTACCACCGCCTATTCAAGGCTTGCCATGCTGGTTCCCGGCTGCCGCAACCTGTTTTTCTATGACTGTAACCCCGGAAGCCCGCTCCATTGGGCGTACCGAGTTTTTATGCTGAAAAAGACTTTTCTTTCAGGAGATCCGCTTGAGAAACCGGAACTGTACTCCTCTATGGTACTGAACCCGGAAGATAACCGGGAGCATTTGCCTGACGATTACATCGCCGACATTCTTGACACCTTGCCTGAAAAACAAAAGGCCCGGTTCCGTGACGGACTTTGGGTAAAGGCAGAAGGCGTTATATACGACAAGTTTGACGAATCAATGATACTAAGAACAGCCGATTTGCCCCAACGGTTTGACCGTTACGCCTGCGGGCAGGACTTCGGGATGAACATTACCAACGTAAAGATTGGCTGGGCCGGTGATGTTGTCTATGTCCTTGCCGATTACGGCGCGTACAACATGACGACCAAAACATTCAACGCCGAGCTTGAGGCCCGCTGCTGGTTTGACTGTCCTGACGGGATGGGTATTCCGGTCTATTGCGACCCTGCCGGTGGGGAGAGAATACAGGAAATTACCGGAGGCGTGAAGGCCAATAACAGCGTTGACAGCGGGATAGACTACATCAACGCAAAGATAGAGCGGAAGCAATTCTTTGTGTCTGAACGCTGTATGGGTGTCCTCTCGGAAATTTGGGACTACTGCCGGGATGAGGGCGGAGAAATTGTAAAGGTCAATGATCATTTTCTTGACGCTTTGCGATACGCCATATTCAGTGATGTGCAGCAGGGGGTGATTTTCGCGTGAACCCCTTCAGGATATTTTCACCTAACCATTGGCGATTCAATAGCACCTCACGGCGACAATTTTCTAAAAATAATGCGAAAAATTTAAATAATTCACAAAACTTATTGACCGATAATTTAGGTTTCCATAATTTATATGTAGACCCTGCCAAATTAGATAATTATTTATCCAATGCGTGGGTAAATATCGCAATCAACATTTTAATCCGCAACCTGGCCCGGGCTGATTTCATTATTGAAAAAAACGGGGAAGAATTAAAAAGTGGTTTGCTTTATGATTTGTTCCACAAGCCTAATCCTAACCTCTCCCGCTATGACCTCTGGAAAGAAACCGCGGCCTGGTGGCATCTGGAGGGCGAGGCGTTCTGGTGGTTCGGGTCTGAATATTCAGGCGGAATTCCAAAAGAAATTTACATCCTTAACCCCCGAAGACTGCAATCAGAAATTACAGGCGGAGGGGGCGTATATGATGACGTTATGAACTCAAGGCGGCGCTGGTTCTACCAGTGCGGCGGCGAGCAAATACCTATCTTTTCCGATGAGCTAATCCATTTCAGGGACTGGAACCCGTGGAACCCTTTGCGCGGGGTGAATCCGCTTGTATCGTTGACGCTGGAACTGGAACAGGATTATTTCGCCAATAAAGCCAATTCAACGTTACTCAAGAATAATGCCATACCCCAGGGGTTGCTTAAGACTGACCAGACTTTGCGGCCGGAAGAAGCTGACGCCATAGAGCGGCGCTGGGAAAGCAAGTACGGGCAGGTAAAAGCAGGGCGCAAGATTGCAGTTCTCGGCAAGGGTACCAGTTTTGAAGCATTGAGCTTTAACCCGGATGTGGTGAAGCTGTTTGAACTCAAAAAGTGGAACCTTTACACGATACTGGCTAAATTCGGTATTCCGCCCAGGGTTGCGAACATTTCAGACAGGTCTACCGCCCTGTCCGGCAAAGATACCAAAGAGCAACATTCAGCGTTCTGGCAGTATACACTTATCCCTACCCTTCGCCAATTTGAACAGATTCTTGAAAGCCAGTTGTTCATACGCTTCAACCTGAAAGAGACAGGAAGATTTGACCTATGGGATATTCCTGAGCTTCAGGACAATGAGGACGCGCAGAGCAAGCGGGATATTGCCGAAATTAACGCCGGATTAAAGACGATTAACGATGTCCTGAAAGAGCGTGGCAAACCTGGTAAGCCATGGGGTGATGTTTGGTACAGGCCAAAAAATATTATGCCAACTACCGGCCGTGAAAGCGGAGACGGCAGCCAGTGAAGGGAGGGACGTTGATGGTGAGCAGGGCTGATTTGCTTCATGGGCATATCAGGAAGCGATTGGAGGCACTGGGCTTTGATGATGTAACCGTTACCGGCGCCGCCCTGGACGGTTTGAGTATGCTTATCGATGAGCTTAAACCACGGGTGGTTTTAATGGGGAGTATGTTCTACCTGTGCGCTACGCCCTACATGATGGCTGATTTACACAAACAATTCCCAAAACAAAACTTTGCAGCCATTTCTGTAACAAGCTTTCCGGCTGAGCGCGCCAAGGATTTTATTATCAATGGAGCGAGGTCGTATGTGAATTTATGGGAAGGGCCTGAGCAGTTTTATGAAGGACTTGAGAATATACGGGAAGGGAGGGAATATATTTCACCGGAAGTGCAGCGGCATATGGATGGCCTTAAAACATTTCCTGAACCGTCAAAAGAATTAACCGCGGTGCAAACTGAAATAACCAGGTTTTTGGCTAATGGTTTCAAGGGAAGGGAAATCGCCGATGTTATGGGCATTTCCGAAAGGACAGTTGATACCCACAAAACGAATATTTTTGCCGCACTGAAGGCCCGCAATGAGACGGAACTTATCAGGATGGCTCTCTTTTTGGGTATTATTAAACCGGACGAGCTTAATTTATACGGCGATAACTGGGCGGCCAACCATAAGCCGCGAAAAAAAGCCAATGCGCAGAAAACGCAAAGGAGGATTACATGATCATACGGACAAAGAGCGGAGAGTACCAGGCGGGGGGCCGTTCGGAGCTGCTTGATTTTCTTGGGGTACGGAAGGGAGCAGCGGGGACGCAAAAGGTCTCCGGGGAAGTAGAGCTTATTGCTTCTGTACCGTTCTGTTTGGCGGCGGATGTGGAGGCAGGACATGGGTTGCCCTGGACACTAAGCACGTTTGACCTTGACAGGTTCGGTGAACGTATAGACCCCGCCGGATGGGACTTCAAGCGTTACATGGACAATCCGGTAATTGAATGGGCGCATAGGTACGATATACCCGCCATAGGGAAGATTGAGGGGCTTACCATTGATGATGAAGGGCTTCA